TACTGTTAAAAATTTGAATATGCAAACTATTCTTGATGGGACATATGATTTAGTAGATATTAGACCGAAAAAAGTTTCTGTTAGAAAGAGTGATGAGGCATTAGTTAATTTGAGTCAAATGTTACCTTCATTAAAAGGTAAAGAAAAAGAAATTGTAAATACACTAATGCAATATTTACAATCAGGAAAAAGTTTGGCCGCAGGAAAAGGTGCAGTTGTTGTAGAAGTAGAGGGAGATAGATTAGTTTCTTTCTTTGATTTGAAAAAGACTAACAGAAGAAAACAAATTTATGATTATTGGGGAGAGTTAGATTATGAAACATTTTCTAAGGCATATAATGACTGTAAGGAAAAGTTAGAAGGTTTAGATGTTGAAGATAATTCTGAGTTGAAAGAAATCATTGATGAATTTTCTAGCCATAGTGAAGCCATTAAAAATGGAAAATATGATTACATTATCGAATTAGATTCTGTAGAATTAAAAGATGTTCCTATATTGAAAAACATGGGATATTCGATTGTTAATACATTGTTCTCTACTTATGGTGCAGATTTAGATGATGCAATGTTATTTGATTCAGAAGTCTCAGACAAAGAAGATAGTTTAGCCCGAACAGGAGATGAATTAGAAGACGATGAATTGGCAGGTTTCGGTGTAGAATTTACAGGTAAAGATGGGCGAGCCATAAGATTCGGTGAAATGGCTGACCCAAGAAAATTATCCACTACTCAAGAAGCAGATAACATTGAGTATGTTTCAGCACTTAAAACTAGATTGAGCGAACTTCAAGATGTAAAAGTAGACCCATTGTTTTATTATGCTTACACACAATCTCCCGATAAATTTGGTTCTGTAGTTTTTGAACAGGATGGTAAACAAATTAAAAATTTAGATTCAATCATACGTAGAGCGAGAACCGCAGGTAGAGTTGTGGCTTTTGATATTGATAATACAGTTGTTCAATATGTAAATCAAATGAAAAAGAATGCAAGTTTAGTGGATAGAAAAGAGTATTCATTACCTTATACTAAGACTTTACAAAAAGAAATAAATTTAGAATTATTTGATTTATTAGAAAAGCCCGACATAGATGGTATCGTAAAATTCTTTGATGATGTAACTGCCTTTTTAGAGGTCAAATCTGGGCCTTCTAGGATAGGAGAATCTAAAAGAAAGAAAAAGAGAGGGCGTGAATCGCCAGCAGTTACTTTAGCAGGAGTAAAACGTAGAGGACTTTACGAAGAAATAGAAGATGCACAAGATGAATTCAAAGACCTTTTATCTGCTATTGCTGACTACTTTTTAGTTCCCGCTTCTTCTAAATTCTTCCCATTTGATGAGGAAATTGAATTTGTGAAGAAGGCTGAATATACTGCAATTGTAGAAAAATTAGATAAAGATACTTATCCATTCTTTGCTGCTAGTAATTTATTTTTGAAATACGAAAATTCTTTCTTGACTCAAAGAAACATTGAGGAAATTACAGAAATTTTATCTAAATTAACTAGACCTAATGCCATTAGAAGACAAGCATATTTCAAGGCTCAATTGATGAAACTACATGATGTTGTTGATGATATATTCATGGATGATAAATTTGAAGAATTATCTAAAATTGAAATCGGTAGTTACTTCGATGATGTTATTTCAGATGAAGATAATGACCTAGACGAAGATACTATATTTGGTGAATCAACAGAAAAATGGAAAGATGATTATAATAAATCTACATTATACCCGTTGGAATTACTATTCAAACATATCAGAAAAGAAGAATCTGCTTATTCTGAACTTTATGCTTCATCAGTTAAAAGATTCATATCTATGGTTGAAGATATGAAAATAATAAAATCAGAAGAAGAATTAGATATTATTGATGCTCATGGAGAAATCCGTAAAATGTTAGGTAAGCCTGTTTATAATAATGTTTTCAAGACAGATAATTATGACCATGTTAATGATACTATGAGTATCATAAAAGAAGATTATAATGTTTCAATTACTGCACATGAGATTGAGAATATTGTATATGAAATTGATTCGATGGAATCTATTGGTAGAAAATATGGTGTATCATCAGATGTTGTATATTTCTTGAAGGCTAATTTTAGGTGATAATATGATAAAGAAATTTCATCCTAGATTGAAAGAACTATCTCAAGGTAAAGATAGAGTTTCTGTTCAAATTGGTGATGAAAAACAAATGAAGGAACTTTGGGATGTGAGTAATCCTGATATGCCTCATAAAATGAGAGATAGGGGCTATCCTATTGATAATTGGTTTGGGGCTATTGTTAATGAAAACGGTAAGTCTAGGTTGGTTTCTGTAACAGGCCATGCAGTAAGAAGTGGAAAAGAAGGAAAACAGTTTGCATATGTTGGCGGAAATAAAACACATCCTGATTATCGGGGTAAGGGATTGATATCAGAAATAAGAAATAAAAATTTAAATCTCATACGTGGTATTCCTAAAGTTGCTAGTTATACTACACAAGGCAGAAAGAGATTCAAAAGTCCAATGGTTGATGAACCTGAAGAACATGAAGTTATTCCTGATAAAGTTATTCAGGAGATGAAAAGAAGGGTGGAAGAAATTCCTATGTCTGATACTTGGGGAGTTTTCAAGAGTTGGAAGGATATTCTAAGGCGATAATATGGAATTAGATAATTTAGATTTTATGTCCTCTATGGATATGGAACTATCTAAAACATCTTTTCCATATTTTTTTCAAAATGTGTTGGGTTGGGACTTTGCAACTCATCAACAAGAATGGCATGAATTGATGGGAAAAGGCCAACGTAGTGTAATCATATGTTCTAGGGGTCATGGTAAATCCGTATTTATGCACAGTTGGGTAGTTTGGAATTTGATATTTCAAGAGCCACCATATCAAATGCTATACATTTCTTCTAACCAAAAGCAGACATTAGTTCACATGAGAGAAATTGATAGATATTTCAATCATCCTGCACTCAAACAATTCAAACCTACTAGGGGTTGGGCTATTGGAAATATTACATTGACTAACGGTAATCAAATTCTAGAACGTTCCGTTGGTTCTCAGATTCGCGGTCTTCACCCTCAAGAAATTATTATTGACGACCCTTTGAAAGAATTTAGTTTAGCAGGAATACAAAGAGTAACTGATTGGTTCTTCGGAGATATGATACCAACTTTGCATCACACTTCCAAACTCAGGATGATTGGAACACCATTTACTTACACAGATATTTTTGCACAGTTAGAAGAAAATGAAGCATATACTGTAAATAAATATCCATGTTTGAATTCACTCAATGAACCCCTTTGGCCTGAACGTTGGGATTATGATGCACTTATGCAAAGAAAGGCTGAAATCGGTTCTCTAAAATTTACAAGAGAATATTTGTGTGTGCCGATTTCTACCGGAACTGCTCTTTTCTCACCTGAATCTATTACACAATGTAAAAACAAAGAATATATTTTAAAGTTAGGTAATCGTAAAAATAAAGGCTACAAATATTATGTTGGTGTAGACCCTGCAATTTCTACTGATGGAGATTACAACGTAATTACTGTATTAGAAGTAGATGAGAATATGAACAAGGCTATTGTTCATGTGGATAGAGCGAAGAATGTAGAGTTTAGAGAAAACATTGAGAAGATTAGATTGATTGGTAGGATATATCAACCCGAAGCAATTTTATTTGAAACAAATACCTTTGCTAAATCATTCACACAGGAACTTAGGAACATTTCAGATTTGAATGTTTTAGATTTCAACACGACAAGGAAGAAGAAACAAGAAATAATTTTGAATCTGCAAATGAATTTTGAAAATAAAAAAATGATTTTACCTTATGGCGACAATAATAGTAGGGTTCTTACAAATGCTTTGATTGAAGAATTGTCTATGTTTTCAATCACAGAATCCGGTAAATTTGAGGGTGTAGGAGCACATGATGACTTAGTAATGAGTTTGGCTTTAGCGAATGCTGCAACTAATAGACCGACCGACAGTTTTTATTTGCTAGATGATATCGGGTTGTTTGATAGTCCCACAACTACTACTAACGTAGTGCCTAACGGATTAGTCGGATTGAACTTCTAGGAGGGTTAAAGTTGGGAGAAAAAGGAGACAAACTCAGGGAAGCAGCCGAGATTGCTGATAGAGTAGAAGATACTGAAACGGAACTTCAAGATAAAATTAATGAAATCAAAAGAAGTGATGTGTCTCAATGGTTAGTTGGTCAAGGGGTTAAAGACCATTTTGATTTAGAAAAACAATTTGCAAAAGAATTTAATTTATCCCTTACAGATTCTAAAAATATACTTTCCTTTGACGTGAAGAAATACGAAATCGAAGGTAAAGACATTCCATCTCTAGTAAAGGAACTACGAAATTATCGAAGGACATTGAAAGGAGATGACCGAGTAAAAATAACACACTCTATTGAAAACTTAATCAAAGCATATTCAAATCATCTTGATAGTAACATGGATTCAATATATTGGCTAAAGTCATACAAATCCCCGTTGAAAGAGATGAATTGTAATGAGGATAAGTTGCATAAATTATCATTAATTAAGGATGAAAATACTAGAAGGGAAGTCGTAGATTCATTGTGTAAATATTGGGAAGCGAGATTAGATAGAAATAATTTGTCTATTGGTAAAGAGTATGCCTCTTTAACTAAGAAAATGACTAATACAAAAAAAGGATTTAGTTCCATTGTTAAAAAATTACCTTCATCTTATAGCCCTAAAGAAGAAATTAAAAAGTATATTTTAGATTCTGTTTGTGAAGAACAGGGCATATCTGCACGACAAGTGCATGAGAAATTACCTGAGAATCTATTCAAAAAGACTTCACCTAGTATGATTGTTAAGATGGCTAAGAGACAAAACATTACTACTGTAAATGGTGCATTGTATAAATTTTCAGATGATATAAAGAAAGACATTTACGCTTATACTGCTGCATTCTTAGATAGTGATGGCTACATTACAATGGATAAGAACTTCAATCCTAGAGTGGGATTGATAGCAACAGGAGATAGAGGTAAGGCTTTCATGTTAGAAATGCAAAAGTCATTAGGCATGGGGCGACTACACTTAGACCAAAAATCACCACAGAATACTAAGCCGATAAATCGTTTGAATTTTTATGCTATGGATGATGTACAAGATTTACTAACAAAGTGTAGGCCACATATCAAACTCAAAAAGGGAAATGCAGACATTTTATTAGAACTAATCAGAATGAAAAAATCACATAAGAAGGCTGAATGGTACAAAGAAAGGAGAGAGGAACTATTCAAACTTATGAAGTATGAAAACCATAAGGATGAAGCGAATTATGACTTTGCAAGTTATGGCATTGATTTGGATAATATTTCCAAATATTACGACAACTGTAAAATGTCGGTTATGGATAGCATAGAACAAGACACAATCATAGCGAAACAGGAGGAAGAATGATGGTAGAAGAAAAAAGAACTTTCTCGGTTACTAATTTGTTTAGGAGAACTACACCTAAACCACAAGACCGAGAAGTGTTCAATGCAGGAATACAAGAGAAGAATACAACATACATGATTACACCCCCGATTATTTACCACATGGTAAATCAATCAGTAATTGTAAGGTCGTGTATAACTCAATTGAAACAGGAGATTTTCAGGCGTGGGTATGTTTGGGAAGAAAAGTTCGTTGCTAAATGTAACTCTTGTGGAAAAGAACATAGTTCACCGACAGAAGAATGTATTGATTGTGGTTCTACTGATTTAAGGAAGGCTGACCCTAAGCAACTAAAATATGCTCACAATTTACTAGGCGGTAGAATAAATAAATCTGAGCAGATGTTTATTGATGTTCTAAAGGAACTAGAAGATGATTTGAATATCATGGATGATGCTTATCTCGTTATGGTTAAGGAGTATTTCTTAGATTCTAACAACATGATTAGAATGCACAGAATAAAGGAGATATATCGTGGCGACCCTGTAACAATGCACATTTATTCTGATGAATTAGGTGAAAGAGGTAAAGAAGGCTACACTTGTTTGAGACACCGAGATTTTATTTCTAAATCTCAATCAGATACTTGTGATTCTTGCAACGGAGAATTATATCCTGTTCATTATGTAAATAGAGTGAATGGTGTAGAGCAATATTTCATAGAAGGAGAAGTATTACATTTCAGCAAATATTCTCCTAGTAGATTGTATGGTTTGTCTCCAATACTTACACTTTGGAATCATGTTACTACCTTGATAGCAATGGAGAACTATGTTAATTCATCATATACTAAAGCGAGAATGCCTAGAGGATTACTTGCAGTTCAAACTAGAAATATTGATTCGATGAAATCATTTTGGCGTGGAGTCAAAGAAAAAATTGAACAAGACCCTCACTTTATTCCTGTAATGGGTATTGAATCAGAAGGTGGTAAAGGTTCAATTGAATGGGTTAAATTCATGGATAGCCTAAAGGAAATGGATTACATTTCAGTAAAAGATGATTTGAGGGATAGGATTTCAGCATTTTATGGTGTAAGTAAAATTTTCATGGCGGATAATTCTGCTAGTGGTGGATTGAATAATGAAGGTATGCAGGTCTTAGTTACTAATAGAGCAGTAGAAATGGCTCAAACAATTTGGAATAATTATGTGTTCCCATTCATTACAGAAGAATTTGGAATAACTGATTGGTGTTTGAAATTACCACCATCGGAAGAAGAAGATGAAATTGCAGTATTAAGAAAGAGAGAGATTGAAGTTAATATTGCGGCCTCAATTAAGAATTTAGGATTTGAAGTAGATATGGATGATGAAGGTAGATTTACTTACAAGAAACCTGAACCAAAACCCGAAGAAATGGGTACAGAAAGTGAAGAAAGTGGTGGAGATGCTGCATCTACTGACCCATTTGCAGGAACAAATATTGATGCTTCTCAATTGGGACAACTACAAGAACAGGCTCTTACAGGCTCTAAACCACAGGAGAACCCTCCTGCCACTAGAAACAAACCTAGCATGAGTACAGGGCCGGATAAAAGATTTAGTGGATTACCCGAAGAAGCAGGAAATCAAAACGTAGATAGAAGAACAGAAAGGAGAGTTGGATGATATGACTTGGGAAAATATAGTAAAGAAACCATTTATTTATGGTGATGATAAACTACCGAATGAAGAAATGAAAGCGTTTCTTAACGATGTCGAAACAGTTCTTTCTAAACATAGAAGAAGTGATGATGCAGAATTAGTAGATTTAATTGATAGATTAGAAGATTTCTTACAACTAGGTGGGCCAAGCGGTACTAACTTAAATCTTAAAGATAGGATGAAAAGAATACAAGGAAAGTGATTAGAATGACTTGGGAAAATATAATTAAACAAGCAGATTGTAAAGTAAAAATTTGTGATGCTATTACTTGTATGTATAATGCTAATAAGCGTTGTACTCTAGATGAAATAACAATTAACTCAAAAGGTAAATGTGATTATTTTAGAGTTAGAAAGGCAGGTAACGTAGGGGCTAATTTAGGCTCTAGAGGATTAATTGATAGAGCAAAAAGAAATCTACAAGAAGAAAAAAGAACGAGGTGAATAATTTGAGTGAAGAAGGAGTTAGAGAATTAGAAAGAAAACTAGCAGACGCTAGGGCTAAGGAATATGCAGAAAGAAGAAATGAAGTTACAGTAAGTAGAGACTATTCTTTTGGTGGAGTAGACCCAACAACAACTGTTGAAAAGAAGATACCAAATTCGGCTGATATTCCTGATGCGATTCTTCTACCTAAGAAAAGAAAACAACGCAAAGAAAATATTCCATTCTAGGTGATGTAATGTTACTGAAATCTTCCGCTTATCCTATGTTTGAAGGAGCAGCAATGGGAGAAGAAGAAAAGGAAAAATTGTATGAAACACTAGACAAAAATAAAGAGTTGATATATTCTTTATTGTTTGGTAAAAATGAAAAGGACAAAGAAGAAAAAAAACATCTCAATCTTAGTTATATTGAAGATGGTGGAACTGACGTAAGAGATATTTTTAGATTTATAGACTCAACATCTACAGAAAGAAAAAAATTTATTTCTGCTAGTAAAAATTTGATTAAGTTTCTAGAATACATGGATAATTTTGAAAGAAAGAATCTACAAGAAAATATTGCTAATATAGAAAAGGGTATTGAAACTGCTCCTAAATATGAAGATTTTAAAATTAAAGGTAAAGCAGGTCGGGCTAAAACTGTAAGAATACAATCTACATATAGAGAAAAACTTTCTATATTAAATGAAGAAATTGTAAAATTCAGGCAAGCAGTTAAATTCTTTGAAAATCCACAATTACCAAAAGGTGCAGAAAAGGCAAAAGAACAAAAAGAACGCTTAGCCGATGCAGAAAAAGAATTCGATAGACTATTAGGAATAGCAACAAAAAAATTAGATAATAAAATCACGTTTGATTATAACGGCGAAAGTAAGACGGCTCGTTTACAAGATGCTAAGAAATTACTTTCAAAGGATAAAACCACTCTATCTAAACTAAAACCCAATGATAAAATAAAGAAATTGGTTATGTTTTTCAAAAAACTGATACAAATTATTTCTAGAGAAGAAGATACTGATGATACAAAAGAACTTCTTACTAGTATGTTAGAGGCATACGAGGAAAACGATTTCACAGTTTATGAAAATATGTTGGAAAAGTTAGATTCAAAACGATTCTTCAATAAAGAAAACATTGGAATGTTTGTTAAGTTTTTCAAGAATCCTAAAGGTTCTAGGCTCAAAAGAGATATCAAAGAAGCATTTTTTAAAGAAGGTTCTACTGATATAGATGAAGAAAAAGTAGAAAATTTCAAACAGATATTAAATGAAAGTCAATTGATATCTGTTGCCGACACACAAGATGTAAAGCAAAAATTTGAGCAATTGATTTCTTCTAGTCAAGAAGAATACATTAACAAACTACAACAGGCTATGAAAAACCCTAAAAAATTCTATGATATAATGGGACGGGACATGAAAGTTGTAGGTGAAAAAGGAAAAGGTGCTAGAATACGTGGAACTAAAAATGTTCGATGGAAAGAAACTATGGAAATACAGATGTATGAACTTGCAGATGATTTGCTAGATATGGCAGATATGATAGAAGAAAATAGGAATGAGAAACCTGATTACGAATTAGATAAAAAGGAAATAGAATTTGTAAAAGAACAAATAGAAGCATTTGAGTTTATGATAAATGTTCTATATACGATAGATTATGATGTTAGAGATTATACAAAAATATCTGAGACACTTGAAGTTGTAGGGTATTTACTAAATGATGAAGATTCTGAAATTGATATTGAAACATATGAACCAAAAAAGGTAGCACTACCTAAACCCAAAACTACAGATAAAGAAATGACTCAAATAAATATGTTGAAAAGACTCAAGAGAGAAATTTTACGTGAATTACCTAACCCCATATCTAAACCTAGTAAAATGCAAAGTAGATTCAATACACTTGATGAAAAAACTAATGCTAATTATCTAAATGAAGTCCTTGAAAGAATTAAAGAAGATGGTGATTTTAAGAAAAAACAAATTGAAATGGAAAGAAAAATCAATAAAATAAAAACACAATTGAATAAGTTAGTTGATAAAGATGGGTCTATAAAACCTGAAAATAAAAAAGAGGTAGAAAAACTAAGGAAACAAATTAAACTAATTTCTAAAAAGTTCTATGATTCTTATGCTAGAGGATTTGGTAATGCTATCAAAGAGGTAAAAGTTGATATTAAAAACAACATAGAAGAAAGAAAAAGATATCTTTCATCAGCAGATGGTAAAAGTAAAATTAACGCATTGAATAACAGACTAAATGAAATTAAAGAAATAGAAGAACCGGAAAGGTTTGAAAGTAAATATGCTGAATTCATAGATTTCATACAAGAATTGAAAGACATTGATAAAGACGTAGTAACTAGTTTAGACGAAATATCTAACGAGTTAGATAGTGGTGAACTTACTCCACAAGAACTGTTAGAGAGATTAGGTGGCTAACGATAATTATATCATATGAGTAGTAGTGCGAATTGTTGAAGGGGGATTGTGTATGAGTTGGCAGGATATATTAAAAGCCGATTCTATGATAGACAAACTCAGTTCTAAAGACAAAAAGAGAGTAAAGAAATTACTGCAAAAAACACAACCTACGCAGTATTTTGGTCAAGATATGACCCAATTAGGTGATTTGATTTCTATGATGGAAACCTTAGATGTAGTTAAGGATGATTCAAAGTTAGCAAAGAAAATGAAGACATTCGGCGAGCAGAATTTAGACATACTTGCATCTGCGGCTGAATTAAGAAAAGATTACGAAACTCTATACTATCAATTAAGAAAGGTAGTATATCCTAAGAGTAAAAAGGAGGAAAAAGAATGACGGAAGAAAATAATGAAGTATTGATGTTGATGAAAGAACTTGTAGATAGAGTAAAGGCTCTAGAACAACAAGTATATGATAAAGACAACTTACTAATGAAGTCGGGTATGGTTGTAGTAGATAGTCCTAGACCAAGTATGGGAGTTAGTGCTACGCCTACAACTGAATCAGTTAGTAATATGTCGTGGGACGACATACATAAGATGGTAGAAAACATTAGGTGATTAAATGAGCGAAGAAAAATTAGTTATTGAAGCAATATCAAAAGCAAAAGAAATTTTGCAAGAAGCAGGGCATTTGGGATTATTAGAATTAGATGAACCTTCACAGGGAGAAGATGAAAAACTATCTCGACCACCTAAGAAATCAAAAGAAGTTAAACTAGGAAATCCTCAAACTCCTGAACCTAAAGGCTACGAAGGGTGATTATTTGTGCCTGTATCGGGTTTAGCCTTTGAGAAGAAAACCGATACTGTATCTAAAGAAATACTAGATTTGTTTGAGAAAACTAGAGTAGCCTATCTTTCGGCTAGAGAAGACCCGAAAGAATATGAGAAGAAGTGGAAATCAATTGTTAAAGAAATCCGTGAGAAATTTGACGACATTGATAATGTAACTTCTGAATTAAAAAAAGTGATATCTGAAAAAGAACTATTCGCTGATGCAGTTTTAGACCCAAAATCTTCTCAGGCAAAGACATTATTTTCAGCCATCAAAAAACTTAGATTTGAATCTGAGTTAGTATCTGACCCGTTCTCTAAACAATTAGGAGAACAGGTAATAGAGGAATTAACAGAAAATGATTCTGTATTGGTTGCATTTATTCATTATGCCTTACGTTCACACAGTAATGTTATTCCTGATAAAGCATACAAAAAATTCAAACTAAAACCTGATAATATCACTCAAGGTATAAGTGGTTTAGATTTGAAAAAGGATGATTTGTCTTTGTATGTGATTGAACATTATGGCGGAGACAAGAAAGATACAAGACGAGTTGAATCTAGAATTAAAAAGGGTATGAAATTATTAGAGGAAATTTTTGTTGCTGCTTATGGTGAAGAAGAATGGTCTAAACTAGTTGCATTGGATATCAAAAAAGAAGATAAAGAAGATTCCATTGATTTCATAATCCCAAATAAACCAATGTATAGAATTTTTGAAATTAACGATATGAAAGAAATTTTAGGGTTTAGTGGAGAATATGTTGTTCAAGAAAAGTATGATGGAATGCGTATTCAGATACACAAAATAAACGGTAAAATTACTATTTATTCATATAATGAGAAGGACATTACAGATAAATGTCCCGAACAAGTTAAAGCAATGGAAAAGAAACAATTTGAAGATTGTATTTTGGATGCAGAATTAATTTTATTCAAAGGGGATGAAGCATTACATCGAGCAGATACAATTTCACACGTCTTCAAGAAAGAAACAGAAGGAACTCTAAGAGCGCACGTGTTTGATATAATGCGACATGAAAATAAGAATTTAACAGATGAACCTTTGCGAGAAAGATTGAATATTTTACTCTATCAATTCAGTCCACATTCAAGTGAAGATTTAGCATTCCCTTCAAAGAAAGATACTAGGGTTGCCGATTCTCTTAAAGAAGTAGAAGAATATTCTAAACTTATAATGGATATGCCTACTTCTGAAGGAGTAGTGATAAAAGACCATGAATCTACTTATTTCATAGGTAAAAAGAAAAATCCAAAATGGATTAAGTGGAAGAAATTCATAGACCTTGATGTAATTGTATTGAATAAATCCAAAACAAATAGTAACCTTTATTCTTACACTATGGGTATAGGGCCATTAAATGCAGAAGATTCTAGAAATTATAAGACTAAAGAATTAGATGGAAAAGAATACTTGCCGATAGGTAAAGCATTGAATACTAAAGAATCAGTAGAGATTGGTTCTATCATTCGTGTAAAGGTAGATGAAGTTAAGAAAAGTAAAAGCGGATTCAGTCTATATTCGGCAAAGGTAATTGAAATACCCGAAGTAACTCAGACAGATACATTACAGGCATTAGAACAACTATCTACTAAAACTAAAAAATCATTACAACAAATTGCTGAATTAGGTGAGGCATTTAAGGTAGCAGCAGGTTTGAAGAAATATACCATAACTGATGATATTCATGGAACTGCTGAAATTATTCTAAAACAAGATTTGGATGGTTTTACTGTTTATGGATTCAAGGGAGATTCCTTGATGGAAAAGAATGCTCTATACAACATTGATGTTTGGAAAGAACAAGTAACTGAAATCACAAAAACAAAACGTTCTGAATTAAGATTGGCTATTAGAAACTTTATTTTTGAACAAAAAGAAAATGAAGAAATAGAATTCTCAGAAATTGTAGCGTTTGTTGCTTCAAAACACCCTGATGACTATGAACAGTTATTCGATAATGAGCAAAGAAAATTAATGAATTGGTTGAAAAAACAAGATGATTTGATTTACATTAATCCTAATAAATTCCAAATCAATGCTGATATTCTAGAAAAAGATAAAGATATCATAAAAAAAGATACTCCTGAAAGTGGAAATTTCAATGTTTTTATTTCAGATAATGATATCGAATTATTAATTGAAGCAGCAAATGAAAGAATGGTTTGGAGAATAGATTTAGAAGATGCAGAAGACGTTTACGAATTATTTGGTAAATCTGCTAAATATCCTGCAAAGGTTGGTAAGACTATTCGTAAGGGTAAAAAAATAGACTCCGGTAAAATTATTTTTGGTGTGCAAAAAGACGGCTACCATGAATACAAATTAGAAGGAGAAAAGTTTGAAACTAGAATACATTTCAGGGTTGTTCCTATTGAAGAACAAAATAGATGGATAGCATGGACAGGTAAAAAACAAGAAATGTTAGACCCCGAAGATGATGAAGGCGTATGGATTATTTCGGAAGACAAATACGCAGATTTAGAATTTCCGTAAACCGAGTAAGTTAAATAGTAAAAGTTGAGGGTGGTAGTAGTGTCGCAAATTTTGTTAAAGGGAGGTGAAGTTAGTAATTTCAATATACTCAAGTCTGATGATTTGGTTATAGGCGGCTACGCATCTATTGAAATGGTAGATAAGCAAAACGATTTGATTACATTAGAAGCCCTAAATGAAGCAGTAGAAAAATTCATGGATGGTAAAAAATACAGAAATGTAATGTCTAATCACTCAAATGTTCAAGTTGGTGAAGTAATAAATAATTACCGAGACAAGAATGGAGTTCTGCATAAAACCAAAGTAGATGATGTTGGATTTTATGTTGTTATCAAATTAAGAGACGACATAGAAAAAGCAAAAGAAATTTCTAGAGGAATTAGAAAAGGAACATTGCGCTCTTTTAGTATAGGAGGACAAGCCATTTCTAAGAAATCAAGAAATTCAGATGAGTACGGCCAATATAACGAGATTGATAGATTAGAGTTACATGAAGTTACTATATGCGAAAAAGGCATTAATCCCGAAGCAAAATTCGATATTTTAAAACAAGAAAGAGGTGAGAAAATTTCAGAAGAACTAAGTGCTGCGATTTCCGAGTTGAATGACCTAATGAAACAAGTCAATTCTTTACATAAAGAAGAAGAAGAAATGATGGATGATGATATGGGTAAAGAAGACGAAGAAGTTGAGGCTATGTATATGAAAGAAGACGAAATGATGGACAAGGGAGACGATGAAGAATTGAAAGCCCTTGCCGATGGCGGTGATGAAACCGATGCAAATGATAAAAACGCAGGAGAGTTAGTTGTAGATAATGGAAATGCAAAAACACAACCTGCTACAAAGCATTTGGCAAAGGGTGTAGAAAATACAGAATTCTCTACATTAGATTTGTCGCCTGAGAATGTGGAGAAGGCATATGCTCAATTCCGAGCAGAACAATTGGAAAAGATTGCATATGATTCTCTTTCAAAGCAATTTGAGGAAAGATTTGCTGCTGAACTAGAAGTTAAGAAGGCTGATGCTGAAAAGGCTGAATATGATGCACAAACAGAAGTTGCAACTCTAAGACAAGAGTTTGCTGAACTACGAAAGTCATTGACTGAAACTAACGAAATTGCAAAATCTGAGGGTGTATCTCTAACATTGCCCGAAGGATTCCCAACATCTGCTGATGAAATTCAGAATATGTCGTGGGGAGATATACACAATGTTGTTAGAGGATTTAATTGAGGTGAACTAAGATGAGTGGATATATTAGAACAATGAAAGATTTAGAGGCTGCTTCCTATGGAATGGGCGGTTCAGCCGGAAATGCTTTGCTAAAGGCAGCAGGTGTTGTTGGTGGTTTTGGAACTCCACACGATGCTGCATCAAATCCATTTAGTGCTGCTAGTAATTTGGGCGATTTGTATAACGTTCTTTACGGGCAGAAAGTTTGGTCAATGCTAAATCAAGAGGTTAATCCTCTAGCAATGATAGCAAAGAGGCCATACACTTCTAGTGGTTGGAGAGTTTTGAAGTCAAGACCTGAAGGTGGTTCTGCTTCTTCCTTTACTATTGGAACAGGAGCGGCGGGTTCTGCTTCTCCTGCTGCTGATAAAATTGGTGGTGTTGGTGAAAACGCATCTTTAGGAACAGGAAATGATATTCCTGCAATTGCTCCTGAATATGAAAAACTATACGTAAGTCCAAAGACTGTTGCTCACTTGTTTGAGTTTTCAGAATTGGGTATGGAGTTGGCTGCAATTGATGATGGTGTTGGAGATATTCGTGCAATTATCCGTGAAGATATGGGTAAGCACCATGCAGAAACACAAAGTAAGATGCTAGTTATGCCTCTAGAAAAGTATGATGATGGAACTGCAACAGGTATTGAGAAGAACTACACTTCACTATTGAAGATTGTATCTTCTGCTGCTGAAATTGCATCCATGTATAACGCTAACTTACTAAACACAGGTGCTAACAACGGAGATAACTCCGCAGTTGTCGCAGATGTTGTAAGACTATTCGGAACTTCCCGAACAGTAGGCGTTTCATCTAACTCCGCTACCGGAACTGCTTCTTTCCTAGATGCAGAAGTTGATTACGGAACAGATTATTCAGATGGTGCTAGAGTTCTAACTCTAAGCCTACTAAATGATATGATTCGCAGACTCCGACAAAATGGTGGTAGTCCAAAGGTTATTCTAACAGGATATGATACTATTCAACATATCTCAGACCTTCTACAAAGTCAAGAGCGATTTATGGATAGAAAGGAAGTAGTTCCTTCCCATAATGGTGTTCGTGGAGTAAAGGGTTCAGAAGTTGGATTTAGAGTAGCAACATACTACGATATCCCAATTATCCCAACAAAGGATATGCCTTCTACCGGAAATGAAACAACAAATCCATTGAGCGATATCCTAATTCTAGATACCGACCACCTATGGCTATCTGTAATGAAACCAACCCAATACTTTGAGGATGGTATTACTAACGGAAACCCATTCGGTGTTGGAAAACTCGGAAATCAGGGTATGTACCGAACAATGGGTGAAACAGGTTGTTCATTCTTTAAGGGACAAGGAAAGATTACTAACCTAAAGAGCGCATGAGGTGATTAAATGACTCACACAGTTACAGTCATTGAAAACCATAAGGGCTTAACTGCCTCTAAGGTTGCAGGTGAAGAATACCTAGTAGATGCTAAGATTAACATTACATCTTACACCGCAAATGGAGAAGTAATTACTGCTTCATCTCTAGGACTTTCTTCAATCCATGCAGTTTTAATAACAGGTCAGGAGAAAGGAGTAGGTGCTAGTGGTTTTCTCGCAACTATCGAATTAGATACATCGGGAGATTACGCTAGTAGTTCTACTTTCCAAATCGTAGCCACAGACTTTGACGGAACAAATGCTGCTGCATCTGCAACAGATGATATTGGCATGGTTCGTGTTAGAGTTTATGGCAATCTCTAAAAGTAAAAACGTAAAGTAAGTCCTGCCCCCCTTAATCGGGGGGTGGGATTTACCCAATTTTAAAGGTGATAAAATGGTTACAGTAACATCAAAAATTAATAGACCAAACGCTTTAGTTTTAAGACGAGGCGGAAAAGTATATTCGATTAAGAAAGGACAAAAAACAGAAATTCCATTAGGAATCGCTATTGGGTTTATGCCTGATAGTGGGTTAGAAGTGGAATTTGAAGAATCAGATAGAGAAGCAATTGTTGATTTAATTCCTCCATTGAAAAATTCTCTAAAAAGAAATTTAGGAATTCCTGAAAATACTTCTGATGAAGATTTGAAAAATTATGTTTTTCCTGTAAAAGAAAAGAAGTTAGGTATTAAGAAACCTGCTCCTAAGAAGAAAAAACCAAAGAAAGAACCTGTAGTAGAAGTAGAGGAAGTGATAGAAAATGTTACAGAAGATATTGTTGAAGATAAAGAAGATAATACCAAAGAAAAAGAAGTAAAGGTTGAAGCCCCTAAGAAAAAGAGAGGCCGACCTAAGAAAAACGTTGATAAGACTGACTGAATGTAGAGGGGTTTGATTGTTATGTCCTTTGCAGGTTCTAGTTCAAGTGGAGTAAAAACATCTTCACAAATGATTAACGTTGGTAAGAGTAAATTGATTAGTTGTTATTTAACATCTACCGCTAATGCGGTTTGCACATTGAAACTATGGGATAGTGCAAATTCTACTACTACCGGAAAGAAGGAGATACTTAGATTACAAATTCATGCAGGGGGAAATGCGGAATCAATAGAACATGACTTACATGGAATGATTTCAAATAATGGAGTATATGCTCAACTAACGGGAACGGGTGCATATACAGTTGCCTTTGCTTAGGAGATTAAAGAATGCCGACATTAGATACAGATACTCGACTAATAATGACTATACTTTTTGTTGGTGCAGTTAGTGGCGTAAATGTTTATTTCTTTTCTCAATATGGTGCAGGATTTCTGAACTTCTATGGTGCTTACTCTCTATCCCTAATGTTTGGGGTATTGACTGTAGGCGGAATAATGATTATCAAAGCATTATTTGATTTGATTCTCAATGAGTATATTGAAGACTTATTGCTTCAACGTAGAATTGAGGCTTATTGGCGAAGAAAGGCCAAAGAAGAAGATACTAGAAAGAGAATCCGTGAATCTCTCAGAACATACGAATCTTCGGTTTACACCCCGCCATCATTCGTTTCTCCAATGCAACAATCAAATGATAATTCTCTTTCTGCTACATTTTTAACAGAATATCAAGAATGATGTGAGGGATATGCGTGGTATCAGAATTACTAATGGGATTTGATGAATCCACATTAGCATACGATTTACAACGAGCGCATTCTGCTGATGTTTGGTTTTTAAGAGCAAGGTTTTGGCTTTGGGGAACTGCTGCCTCAATATGTAGTTTTCTTTTAGGTCATGCCTTACCGTTTTGGGGAGTAAATCTCTACGGTTGGGCGTGGGGAGGTATAGTTAATTTTTGGAATCATTTATGGTGATTAAATGTCTATAATGGCAGGTTTCGCAATATTAGTTGTTGAGGCTACAAATAAATTATATCAAAGATTACATTCAATAAATTTCGGTGTCTATGGAGCGTCAATGGCCGGAAAAACTACATTACATAATCAACTTAGAACAAGAGGTGAAGTTCCCACAATCCAAGAAAGAACGGTTGGTAGAAAACGAGCCACTAGAAAATATGTAAAATTAGATGGAGATGCACACACAATCAAAACCGCAGATATAGGAGGACAGTCAGTTTATTGGGGTGAATGGATAGAAGACATGAAAAGAAGACGTACTAAATATGTAATATTCATGTTAGATGATAGACATTTATCGAAACATTATGATATAGAACAACAATTATGTTGGACTTTTTTAGTTGATACAATATGTTCAAATGAATGGTATTATAATGGAAAAAGAGTAAAAAAGAAACAATCAGATTATCCGATTGCAGTAGGGCTATGGGCTAACAAATATGATTTGTGGAAAGACAAATATGATTATGAGGGAGATATGGCTAACCATCCAATATTTGAATCATTCAAAACAGGTATGCAAAAATTAAACGATAAAGGAATTCCATGTTACAAATATGTTGTAAGTGCAAAATCAGATTCAGAAATGGTGTATAGAGGAATATTAACAATGATAAAAGACTACTAGGTGATAAGATGAGTATGCAGTATCAACCCAATTCATTTATAGGTGCAGAATCAACAACTGTTCCTAACGCATTTTTAGATAGAATATCTCAAGCGAGAGCAGCAGGAACAGTAATGGCTTATGAATATAAAAGCCATAAACAAAAGAAACAATTGAAAGAAATGATTACAATTTTAAAACCTGAAAAAAAGAAATTTTTAGGAATAAAATATGGATTTAAATTCAATATAAAAGACCGTTGCGTAGTATGTGGAACACAGAAAATATGGAGTTCTAATGATAAAGTTAGACCTCCAATACCCCTGCATAAAGTTAGAAAAGGCTATCCAATGAGGGGAACTTATTGCAATAAACACGCAGAACTCCATCGTCAATATGAAATGCTTGAGCAGCAAATTTTAGCAGAAGAACATGGGCTTTCCTTTTCTGCTTATGTTCCCTCAGTTGCTAAGACTTTGAATCCGTTAGCAACAGGCCCATTAACTTCTTTAAAACAAGAAGACATACAATCACTTTCTTCATTAGGTTGGGCTATAAAACCCCCACAAATGGGGTCAGAATCGAAAGAAGAAGAAATTTTTAGACTATTAATTGAAACTAATTCAATTAGTGAAAGAATCAAAACTTTATTGAGCGAAGGCATTGTGATACCCATTGAAGAAGAAGCGGAGAGTGATGATTGATGGGTCTTTTTGGCACAAGTAATGGCAGTATTTCTAATCAAATTACTGCTCAAGGACAAACTAATTTTAAGACAATGAATAATCTTTTAACTCTACAGGAAAACCATGTTGAAGAATTTTTTCAATATCATGGAGAAAATTTCCTAAGTAGTTTTGAAAAGTTATTAGAAGATGTAATTGAAAGAGTAGTTAGTAGAATGCTTACTGATTTGAAATTTAGTACAGGTTCTAGTGGTGAAATCACCATGCACCCTGATGCTATGCGTGAGTATGAAAAAATAACTGCTGAAAATATTCAATTAGATTTACAGAATTTATTGGCTACTGCATTGAATAGTGAAGTAATTGTTCAACGTAGAATGGCTAAACAACAATATTTGGAATCTCAAGGATTTGCAGTTCCACAGGAACAACAACCACAACAACAATTGCCTATGGGACAACCTAATGCTCCTGCAAATATTCAAGGCGCACCTGCTATGGGCGGAATGAATCAACAAATGATGCAACAACAAATGGCTTTTAACAATCAATCAGGTTATCCTATTCCACCATCAGGTTATGACCAATATAACAATCCATATTGGATTGACCCCGCAACAGGACAACCAACATATAATCCACCGCAAAGTGGTTTAGGTTTAGCCGCAGGATTAGGTAAAGCAGTAGCATGGGCGAAGTGGTTAGCATAAGGTTGGGGTTGAATGGATGCTAATGAAAGAAGACAGAATTAGAATACCTGAAAATAAATCAGTTAATCTCCCTGTTCTTTCTTATTCTCAATCAGATACTTCTACAACTAACTTTGATACTTTGATGCGTGATGATGAAATTCTTCATGCTATGATAGGTAGTTTGATAGAAGGACTTCCTGCGGGTTTTGGTAAAGGTGTTAGTAATTATATTAATACTGCATCTAAAAGAATGAGATATATTGGCAACTATAAATCCGAAGATACTAAAGAAAACGATTCTATTAGAAAACTAAAAAGAAATAGATTCAATTCATTAAAAAAAGAAAAATTTGAAGATGTAATAAATCACAAGGATTTACCGGATGATTTGAAAAATAAATTAGAATTAGATAAACTATTCAAATCAGGTACTTTGTATAATTATCTTTTTACTGATGTTTTGATAGACAAAAAAACAAAACGCCGTATTAGTGCTTTTGACCCAACAGTAGAACAGATATGTAATCCTGAATTGATTACATCTAGATTTGGAGACATAGGCTTTCCCCTTGAAGGGAGTGAATATGAATATGAAGAAGGCATTAAGAGAGAGCGTGAAAAATTAAAGATTACAATAAGTAGAGATGTGGAAAACTTCGTTAAAGCAATGCAAGAAAATAAAGCATTGATATATCCTGAAATGTTGAAAGGTAGTATTACGGTAGAAAAAGACGAAGAATCTATTGAAATTATTTTTGATACTCATAAATACATTCAATTAGTCTTTAAAAAAATATTTCCAGATATGAATTTTCAAGACCTTTCAAATAATAAAGCGTTACAAAACAGATTTAAAGAAATATACAATATGAAAGTTTTAGATAAAAAATCAATATCAACTCGTAAAGTCGAAAAACTATTGGCGAATTCATCTTTTAATTTATTAGAAGTAGAATCTGAAACAGTAGAAGGTAAAGTTGATTTAGACAAGTTAAAACTACTTAACTATATAGAAAAGATTAACCCCGCAACAGGAGAACCAACTGCGGTAACAACAAAAAATGTATCTCTTAGGCAACTTCAATCTTTAGACCCAAGTAAAGAAATAAACGTTTCAAATGTTAATGATGTGATTAATTCTATTGATAAACAAACACTCATTGGAAATGTTTTAACTAGTTTAATTACTCCTACAGATTCAATTCTAACAACAGGAAAATTTAGTTTCTTTATTGATATTAATTCAGAATTTCAGGAATTAGATAGCATAGATAAATTTACAACTTTCTTATCTAAAGATGAAATCATTGAAAATCTTGAAGGTGAAATGTTTGATATTCTAGTATTAGTTGTTATAGCAGGATATTATGTTGATATTTTGAGAGAAACTTCTGAGAAGTTTGAAGGAGAGACTTTAGAATCTCAATCTAAAGAACTTGAACAATTTTACGATGAAGACGAAAGAGTTAGAACGTTTTTAAATGAAAATTCAGAAGAATTAGAACAATTAAAACAAAAGGCAGTAGAATCACAAAAAGATGATAAAAAAGAAAGCGTCAAAGAAATCGAAGAAAGGGTCGAAAGAGAATACATTGATGATGCCGTGAGAGAAAGAAAAAAATTATCTGATGGACTACCAATAATTTTAGTTGGAGAAACAAAAGCAGGTAGAAAATCATTTGAGCGTACACTTAGAGAATTAGGACAAGAAATTTCTAGTGGTAAGGTATTTCAGAAAAAAACATATGAAAGATATTTTGAATTAGTTGATAAAGAAATAGAAAATTTTGATAAGAAATCTATTGAATATCAAGTTTTAGATAATTTACTTTCAACATTTTATGATTTAACTAAAAAAGATAGTGCAATATTTACTAGTGCAAATCAAGTATATGATTCTGAGGTTCTAGATGAAATGTTAAGATATGTGAATGAATTTTCTGTTGAAGACATGACGGAAATAGATGAAGATGGAAATATAGATGAAAGTAGGTTAAATAATCTTAGAAAAGCATTTACTAGTGAATTTAAAAGCGATAAAAAAGGCAAATTAGATGAACAGACTGAAAAGGCAATACTGTGGTACAATTCTTTAACAGAAGAAGATAAAGAAAAATTAGAAAAAGATAAAAAGATAGACTCAAGAAATGTTTTAGAAGCATATCTTGAAAATAAAGATAAAAAAATAAACATCAAACGAGGTCTTGCGTATTTTAGAAGAATAGGAAAAGGACTAGATGAAAAATCTGGGAAAGTAGTTAGAAGAAAAGAATTCGGTACAGATTTCTCTAATTCAATTTCTCTTGATGCTAAAACAATTCAAAGTGTTCCTTCAAAAAGACCCTTTGATAAAGGAAAAATAACAATTGGTAGTAAAAAAATAACTAAACAAGATAGTCAGGTTCTATTAAGACTATCAAGAAACTATGACCGACTAGAAAGATATGTGAATAAATGACGTGATACTATGGCAAAACTATCCTCCCCAAGTGATTTTACGAATATAAATGTGAATTATGCAATTGGAAATGGTTACTATACTACCCATACTGATGTATCTAACCTGTTACAAATATCTGCATTTGGTGATAGCACAACACCAACAAGAGCCGAAGTTGGTAAGATAATTAAAAGAGTAGAGGAAAAGATAGACGATGCAATCAAACTATCGTATCGTCCTATCATTTACAAAGACGAATATTATAATTTTGAAGGAGTGAATGAGAGCCATTATCCATTGAGAAAGTATCGAGATTATGTAGGTTTTATTCAATTACAACACCCAAAAGTGCAGAAGATAGTTAGATTAGAAGTTTGGCAGAATGATAAATATGTTGATTTGGCTTCTGCTACTGCTAAGATAAAAGTTCCATCTTCAACTACTGAATCAAATTGGAATATTACATTAACCGCAGGGCCACATTCATTTACTTTAACAGAAAATACACATTTCTACGATTCGTTTGGCCCTAAAACTACTGCGAGTCAAATCGTTGATGCAATCAATGAAGTGTTTCCTGCTAAAACTGCTAGATTTACAGGAGAAACTGCTGCTAAATCTGTAACTGCTACCGGAAATACTTCAATTAATGTTTCAGATTTCTTTTATGCAACTACTGATAGTGAAGCAGGAGATACTGTTGTGATTTCTTCGTTATTGCTAGGAGATGACGGTTCAGCCTGTACTGTTAATTCTACATTTGGTACTGTTACGAATTTTACAGACCATCAAGACCAAAGAAGGTTAGGAGATTATTGGACTATCAATTCAGAATCAAAAATATTTTTCCTAAGACAATATCCGTTTTTACAAAACCATTCAATTAGAGTTACTTATGTTAGTGGAGATTCTAGAGTTCCTGCTCCAATACATGAAGCCGCTACTAAATTAGTTGCAGCAGAAGTAATTCGACATGATGATAACTCAATTATGATTGCTGAGACAGGTTCTAACATTGACCTGAAAGCCAAACACGATATTCTGAAAGAAGAAGCAATGGAAATTATCAATGGTAAAAAGGAAATGATACACTTTATTTCGTGATAATATGAGTGAAATAGATAGACTAACTAGCCGATTCGATGAGTTAGTTGAAATTGAAAAAGAAAGAAATGAACTCTTAAAAGATTTAACAGATATTTTGGGTTTTGATATTAGTTTTTCAGATGAGCAAATAATACAAAATGCGAAAGATGTTTTAGCAATAGAAACTAAAAAAGTTCTTAAAAGTGAGGTTAGAAAATTATGGATGAAGTAACTTTCATAACTAGACTTCTAAGTGATAATTGGTCTTCTGCTGCATCTGCTTTAGTTACTAGGGGAGACATTACTTCTTCTCATAATGCGACACCGAAATTTATTGACGTAAGGTCTATTCAACCCAATGAAGGAAGACGTGTAGATGTGGATTCTCAGTCTGTAATCGTGGTTTTTGAGGATAGTTCTAGTACAGATTACCCTACTATTGACTACGCAGTAAGAAATGAAACATTTACATTCACATTGCATCTGCGAGTATTACACCGGAGGGACTTTGTAGAGAATACTTACTCAAGAGATAGGCTTCAAGCACTATACAGAATTGTAAGATATATTATGGAAAATAATTCTTTACGTCCTACCGTATATGTTAATGGAGATTCTAATAACGCTAAAGAAGAAGAAGCAGAAATAATCAAATTAACATCAAGAAGTGAAGCCAATGATAGAGGAAAAAGATTATTGGGTTACAAGATAGGCGTAGAAATGAAAAGATTTGCTAGGAACGTGTGAGGGGATTTGAAATGGTAAGTAATGAAGTGTTTGTAGGCGCAGGGGCAATGGCTACATTGATACCCGAAGTTGATATGTTTTTTAATGAATGCACAGTAAGTGGGGCAGTTGCAACATTAGATACATCGGTTGATGATGAAATTAAACTAGTTCCTAATTTATATGTGGGTTGTGTAGCAAAAATTGATACGAATGCTAGTGCAGCAACCGAAATTGCTGAACAGTATTTAGTGATTAAATCTAATACCGCAACTACAATTACATTTAATGAAAACATAGACCAAACTGTTGGCGGCCCTGTTGATGTAACAATTTTATCATTTGGTGCGCCTTGTGTTGGGCCTATGGATGGTTCTTCAAATGCTACACTACTTTCTGATAATTGGTTAGGATTAGTAAATACATTTACTCCGCCTAGTGTAGAAGTAGAAATGAAGCAAATGAATTTAGCAGTTTCCGGTGGTAGAAATTTAGATTATCAATTCAAAGGAGCAGAAACAGTTAGTGGTGGTTCAATGGATATATCTTTGAACAATGGTTCGTGGTTATATTATGCACTAGGAAAAATTACTGCAATGAGTGGTGGAGAATCTACAACAAATTTAGTATCGGGTTCTGATAGTAATATCGGAACACACAAAGGATTCTTTATTGATACAAGTGCAAAATCTATTGTTAGAGGGATTACAGGTAATCTTTACCCACCTATGAGTGATGGGGATGGTAATCCTGAACACAGACACGATGATGATGGAATAGGTGATAGATTTCATCAATGGGATGGAACTCCAATAACCTATACATTTGGAGAAGCAGATGGAGATATTCTTCCTTCTTTTGCACTAGAAGTTCTTTATTCAAAGACAGGCCGCACTTCCTCAACTACACTTGATAGTTTAGACCCACATGAGAATATGTATTCTAGAGTTTTTACAGGATGCCAAGTTAATACTTTAACTCTAAACTTTGAAGAAGGTCAAGAACTCAAAACAAGTTTAGATTTAGTAACACGTAGGGCTTTTGATTCTCCTAATGGATATCTACCTACACGTGGTAGAACAGGTGTTGCAGCGTTGTCTGCATCTGCCGGATTAGCAAATTATAGTGCTACTGCTACAGATAACTACCCGTTCTTATTCTCCGATGGAGCAATTACTCTATTCGGTCAAACATATGCTAGAGTAAAATCAGGTTCTCTAACAATCAACAACAATCTAACTCCACAAAGATTCATCGGTAATTACAGTAGAGAGATTGTGTCTGCTCATCTACCTGCTCAAAGAACATACGAATTGAGTTTTACAATGTTGATTACAGATACTCAGGTTTGGGATGAATTGCGAAACGCAAACGAATCAACAGGAAATATTGTTTTAAAATTTGAAAAAGACACAGAATCAATCACAATTACTCTAAGTGATTACCTAATCAACAATGTAACAGTTCCTTTCCCCGAAGATAAAGGAGCAATTGAGGTAGAAGTTACTGCTACTGCTAGAACACTAGGCACTACTACCTATACAGGTAAATGGGGAATCGTTACCATTGGTGGCGTAGCATCAGAAAACTGAAATTAATTTTTATGATAGGTGAAGGGAGGGATTAGACAAAAATAATCCCGAACTTTTTGAAATTCCACCAACACACGTTTGTTTGTTTGTTGGTTTGATGTAGGTGGAAATATGGAAAAGAAAACTGTAAGTGATAAGAACAAGTTGTTCGCAAGAATTGAAACTGAACGCCACTTTCTCAGAATTGCTGATGATTCTGATGAATATCTCCAAGTTTGGATAAAACAACCAACTTGGCTACAAGTGGAACAGGCGTTATCGTCTGTAATGGATATGAATGCTCAAGGGCAAACAGTAGGAATCAACCTAAACAAAATGTATCGTTACATGGTTGAAAACTTTGTTGAGAAGACCGAGCCTTCATTGACGACAATTGAATTAATTAGACTCAATCCGTATATCGGAAATCAACTAAAAGAAATTCTCCCAAATCCGTTTGAAGACGTAATGGGGGATGATACGGGAAACGAAAACTAATACGTAGAGCGTTAAAAGGGGGTAGTGTAGCACCAATTATAGCATCAAAGATTATGATATATACATATTCAGAAACCTTTGGCGTTAGCCCCTTAGAAGCATATAATACACCTGCTACACTAATACATGAAATGATGGAGATACATGGAGAAATCAAACGTATAGAAGCAGAAGAAATGAAGAAGGCTAAACAGGGGTGAATAATTGGTTAAGGAAAGTCTACAGGATGAAATAAAGGAGTTCAAAGAAGATTTATCCGATATAGATAAATTATTTTATGATACTGCACTTTCTACTAATAAATTAAACAAAGGGCTTAGTTCAACTCAAAAAATTCTAGATAGTAAAGTTTGGACTGTAGTATCTAGGGTTACTTCCGGTGGGGCGTTTTGGCGTTTTCAGAATAGAGTTAGAGCAGTAATTGAATCTGCAAATATGTTATCTTCTCTTAGTGCTAGAAAAGCAAAAAGAGAAGCAGAAATGATGCGGGAAACTGCTAAACTAGCAAAACAATATGAAAAACTAATTAAAATTCAAGAATTTTTTGAAAAAGGTTCTCCATTAGATGACGAAATGAAAAAGAAAATTCAAGAAACTGATGTTTATTATGCTACCCTATTAGGATTTTACAAACAAGGTTTGAGTCAAGAAGAAGCGACTCAAAGAGCAATGGAAAAAACCCTAAAAATAATTAAAGATAGATTAAAACAAGAAGGAATTCTAAATAAAATAAAGAAAGATACTGCAAAAACCCCATTATTTGAAAGAACAAAAGCACTAAAGAAAGTAGGAAAATTCATAGATAAAGAAAAAGAATCGTTCAAGAGTTTGTTTAAGGAAACAAATAAGGGAATAGGTGCAGTAACGGGGTTCATACCAAAACAACTTAGTGATATCTCTAGAGGGTTAAGTGGAGAATTTTCAGAAACTCCTGATGGAAAAAAAATATCAAAACAATTCGGTAAAGGTTCAAAATTAACTAAAATGCAAAAATTGGCTGCTGAATATTATGAAAAAAATCCTAAAAGAAGTGAAAAATTAGTGGATTATGCTAGAACCTTAAACACATTAACAAGACCTATAACAAAAGGTGTTAAAACATTAGTATTCTATGTTGCAGCCATAGTAGGTTCTTTGATATTATTAGCAACAGGATTAAGAATTTTATACGAGGTTTCTCAACAGTATGGTACAGAAATAAGTAATGGTTTATCTGCATTCTATGATGTATTTATGTATGGGTTTGAACTAATGAGTAGTGGTCTAGGAAACATATATTCAGGTGTTGTTAAGTTAGGAACAGGTCTTTACGATATACTAAATGGTGATTTTTATACAGGAATAACCACTATTTTAACAGGTGGTTGGGAAATTATCTTAGGAGCATTACAAATTTTAGGTGGTTTGTTAGTTGTTTCCTTTGGGGCAATAATCGCAGGTTTAGGCCAAACAATATGGGACGTTGGGTCAAGAGGTAGTGGATTAATATTAGAAAAAATCGGAAACGTTCAATCATTTGTTGGTAAGATTATTTTGGGTATAGCATTAGTAGCAGCAGCAATAAGTTTAGTTGTTGCAGGAACTATTGCTGCTCCGATAATAATAGCAGCCGCAATAGGACTAGCATTAGTAGCAGCAGGTAAATTCTTTATGGCTTTTGGAAGTACAATTGAAAACACTATTCTAAGTGTAGTAGAAGCAATAGTAGGATTATACATATCATTTAATCTTGCTAGATTAGAACTGCAAAAATTTATACTCGATTCAATAATAAATTATGTTACTTGGTATATCAAAAATGTTGTAAAGGTAATGACCGCATTATGGAATGTTGCTATAGCAATTAAAAATACTATTATTGGATTTGTATCTAGTATTCCGTCTCTAATCTTGGGTTTAGGACAAACTATTTCGGGAATAGCACAAACTATTATTGATGGTATTATTGGTGGTATAACTTATCTATTTGTAGAATTACCTAACCAAATGGCGACTCAAATTGCAGCAATTATGCCTAGTGTTGATGTGCCTGATTTTGGTTTAGGTGGTGTAACAGAATATTTTGCATCCGGTGGAGTAGTAAATTCACCATATCAGGTAGTAGGAGAAGAAGGGCCGGAATTAGTCAAACTACCTAGAGGCAGTAGAGTATTCAGTAACAATCAAAGTAGAAGTATGTTATCAGGTTCTACAAATAATATAACAGTTCAAGTATCAGGTAGAGTAGGTGCATCTGATTCTGAAATAAGAGATATTGCTAGAAAGGTAGCAAAGGAAATAAACACTCAAATGAATAGAACATCATCAACGGTGGTTAGAATATGACGAGTGAAGCATTCAATGGGTTTAGTGTATGGTTAGAACTCGCTAGAAGAAATGATGTAAGTGGGGAACGTAGCGTAAATCGAATACCACTTTTTGCAACCGAAATACAAATCAATAGTTCAAAGATGGTTGTAAATACAGGTATTCCTTTTTCAGCCATGACCGAAGGTGAATCTGTAACCATTGCTTATGATATAGGACAAACAGAAAAAACACTTAGCATATCAGGATTACTTTTGAATCAAACAATTGTAAAAGATAGTGGGAGTGGGCCAAAGAGTAGAGTATTAACATCTTTTGAAATGGCTCAATTGATACATTCTTATGTTGATAGCAGCCAATTACAAGATGACCAATACATAAACAAATTGATTGTTTTAATTCCTAGTAGAGTAGATTCTAATTTTGATTATAGAAATGAGGGAGATGCTACGGCGGATATTACCGACTTACCTAAAATTCCTTTTACATACAAAAACAGAAATTATGATAATTCGTGGCAGACAACTGTAGATAATTTTGTAGGAGATATTGCTAGTTCTTTGGGTGTGGATTCAAACTTTCAAACAGATACTACAGACTTCTTTGCTGATTTTACAGAATTAGATGAGATTTTAGGTATGGAGGGATTCATAAATAATTTTTCAACTACTCTTAGTGGAGAACAATTTCCTGCGGTGCAATTTTCCTTTGACTTTGAAGTTGCGAGAGTGATTGCAGATAACCCGTTAAATTAGGTGATACAATGGTTAGTGTACATATTGGAAAGAAAAGAGCATTGGTCTTTCCTGTTATGTGTGATGGTCATTTAAAATTAGACTATGATGCTAATGATTCTACAGAATCTTTTTGGGGTTATGATGGAACATTTACATTTGAAGCAATTGTTACTCCTTATGATGTGAATGGTTTAGGACACAGAAATTCAGGTAAAGGACAGACAGATAGTGCAAAAACTCCACCATTCCCAAACTATAGTTTAGATAATCACGCAGATACTACTTCTAGTTATGAAAGTGTACAATATTTTGGCGCAGGTAGAAATACACACAAGATGATGCTATTTCATAATCCAAATTTTAAGGTATATTTACAGAATACTACTACAACTACCTTTAACCAACCTTCACAATACCGTATTGTTGTAGAAATAAGGGACACTACAGACCCTTCTAACCCAATTACTACTGTAACTACTACTAATCCAATTATACGAGCAGAACACACGTTAAATGGGTATTATAACCATAGTTCTACTAGCACTAGTTTATACAATGGATTCAAATCTGATTATAGATTGTTAGATTCAAGCACTACAATCAGTTCAAACACAATTACTGCTTCAAATTCAATCTATAATATATTGGAAAACGGTGTAGAAATCTTCAATTCAAGTGGTCAAAGTTTAGGAGTCATTTCTAATATTGCAAATGATGGGTCTAATACTACTTTTGATGTTCCAAACAGTTCTTTACACACTTCTAACATTTATTATCATAATCAAAAAGAAGCACTATATTTAGAACAGACATACAAAATATCTTGTGTGTTTATTGATAGTAAAACAATTCAAATTTATGTTAATAACTCATTAATCAAAACCGGAAATGTATCTATTGGGACTTTTGCATTCGATGGTTCTGATTCATACATAGGTCAAGATGCTACACAATCGGCAACAGACAGAAAAGGAACACAATTCATGGGAGAAATACATGAAATAGGATTGTTTAGAGGGCGTAAAATCAGCACGACTTTAGATACTTTAACTCCACACTATAAAGATATCATGTTTTACTATTCCTTTGGTGATGTTTAATGGCTAAAATAGATGGCAAAATGACCTATGTTTTAACCAATGGTGTTAGTGAAACTAATGTTACTTCTCTTTATACAAGTAGAGGAACTGAAATAACTAACAATAGGACTTCTCTTGATACTTCTGTAAATCCTATTGTAGCCGTTACAGGAACTAACAATGAAAATTTTGCTATTTCTCCGAGTTATTTATCTAGTGCTATGTTTATGGAAATACGAAATGCGCCTCATATTAGCACAATTTCAAATGATTATAGTGATAAAATAGGAAATAGAATACTGCCAACAAACGACAGTATTTCCACATATGCTACCTGTACGCAAAACTGTTCATCTAGTAAAATAAAAGTTTATGATTCTACGGTATCTAGTGCTACAACAAATCGGCTTTTTAGATATGGTTCAAGTGATTATCCTAGTTCAAATACAGTAGGATTGGACATTGATACATATGATTATTTTATTTTAATCAACCCTGATATTATTGATTCTACAACAAGAGAAGATTCTGTTAGGCCACATTTTGCTAAAATAACTAAAATAACCACCTTTGATGAATTCGGAGATGGATTAGAATTTGAACCTAAATATCCATCATTTATTTCACAAGGCACTAAATTTGAAATTTTCAAAGGCCCAATCAAAACAGATACTAGCGTAGTAGCAGTTAGTTATGGTTTGAGGGGAGATACAGGTGCTTCAACTAAAAAATATGATGAATTGTGTATTGTAAATAGACCTACATTTTATTTCTATAATGATAGGTTAGAAGTAAAAGACCAATTAGATTATGCTGAAAAGTATAACTTAACTTCACAACGTTGGTGGCTTGAAACTGAATCATTGGAAACTCAATCAAATATTGCATATTCACAATATGATGAAGGTAGCACAAGTAAATACTTTGAAGTTACTGAAAGTGTTTATAGTAGAATATGTGCAGGTATGTCTATTTTTAGTGATGCAGGTGTGTACTTAGGAAATATTGAGCAAATGTATACACTAACATCTCCTACTCGATATAGATTTTTTTTGGATTATGCTAGAGTTGCTATTTCTGCTGCTAGTGGAGCAGATTATAAAATAGGTAAAACAGTTCAAAATGTAGCCTTTGTAACTCAAGGTAGATATCGAGGAACTATTCCTAATATTGGCAGACAGAAATTAGATGCAATATTAGTAGATAATAATAAAATTGCTGATGATAGTGATTCTAATTTAGACCCTATTTTTTGGGATAAATCTTTTACAAATATGAAAAGAGATTCTAAAGATGAGGTAACAAATCCATTATTTAACACTAAAACTGCTCCTTCTAGATATATTACATTAGAGCCTACAACTCTAAAAACAAGTAATATTACTTCTATTAATAGTGTTAATGTAAATAGCAGTAGTGGAAAAATATCTAAATTGGCTCAAATTGAAATTAATGATTTAGAGGCAATTTATAATTCAAAAATAAAATTAGGAGACGATTTAAAAATTTACAATTCTTTAACTAATGGAAATGTCTCATCTTACACTATACCACACAAAGTAACTTACAATTCTACAGATACTAAAGTAAGAATAAGTAATGTAGGTATTGAAGAAGATTACAAAAAGTCATCATCTATTAAATCAGATACTATTGTTTTGATTGAAGATTATTTCTATATCGTTGATACAATTGATGATAGGAATGCAGCAGGATATCAAGAATTTACAACTAAGGCTCGTAGATTAAATACATCAGACTATTCTACGTGGTCGGTAACTGCTAACATAGAATATTTTGATGATGTATCTATGAGAGTTGCTAGATTCAATGATAAGTTTAGAGTAGATATTGAATCTGATACAGAAGTTGATTATGATTCTAATAATAGATTGACGATTAATAATGTAACAATAGAAAAAGAAAATACTTCATTGTATAACTCTATTCTAAATGTAAGTAGATATAATAAACACAATAATTACATTGATTATGTAGATAAAAAGAATAGATTAGTAACGCTACAAACACCCGATAAATTATATCAAAAATCTAACATTAATCGTTTTTATTATTATGATGAAGGTGGATTTTCAATTAACAAGATGATATTTGATGGGTATGTTGAGTCTGCAATATCTAATGCTTCTGTTAATGCTCATTTAAGTAAAGGCGGTATATATTATGAAGTTGAAGGTAGAGATAAAACTGCAAACTTACTTACAGATGTTATTACAGAAGATTTACAATTTACAGAAGATATTATTCATTCATCTTTGAATCCTCTTTTTGACTTATCAAGTACACAAACTGCTACCGGAACTGCGTTATCAGGAAAAACTGTAGTGGTTTCAGGTAATAATACATTGAGTAGATACACTTTACTTTTCGACAATAGCGGTAATCTGATTGGTGAAGTTAATACTAGCACTTACAGTAGCCCGAACACAACACATACATTATACGATGATGTTTATGTTACTACATTACCTAATACTACAATAAAATACCATTATCCTTTTTCCGATTCAAATTACATTTCTGGGACTAAAGCATTAATGGCTAATCCTGCTATGTCTGAAAGAACTGATGATTTTCAATCTATATCAGAAAAAGGATTAGTTATTGAAAGTGGTTTTGAAATAGATAATTCATTTGCACAAACAGATTTAGTCGGCAAATCTAATAGTGGTAAATTCAATACAGATTTAACTTTAGGTTTTGATTTAGCATCTGCAAAAGCAATATCTACGGATAATGATAGCCATTTTGCATTTAAATTAACAAATGAAAATTTAGTAGATATTGATTATTTGAGTAAAACATTTGTGAACGCTGAAATGTTTGATGTTGTTGAAACAATTAAGAAAGATGATAATACTACAACGCTTTCTATTGCTCCAAGAATGCCTATTGTTATGGGTAGGGTAGAAAATAATTCATTAGATACTAGAATATCTAGTACAGACAAAATGTATCTAGTTAATACTAATATTAGTGATGCCGGATTTATCCATAGGTTACAAAATACGTTTGATACATATTTTGGAGCAAAAGATACACTTAGATATTGGGATTTACAACGTTTTGGTTCGGATTCTATATCATCAAATCTTGATAGTATTTATAGTAATAACAACAATATTCAACATATAAACGGTTATTTAATTGGTTATCCTATAACATCTGTCGGTGGATTAGATTCAGCAACAACTACTACTAACGATTTACGACCAATACACGGTAGTAATGTTGTAAATAGTGATTATAGTTACTTGACTGATTTTGGTTTTCATGCAAAACCTCCTATACACTACATTAAAAGGGGAAATTGGAATACAGGTTTGTATCATAAAGATGAATCTCCTGTTAATAATTTAGAAAATATAGATAAAAAGGCACAACCATATGAGTTATTTGCGGTTGGAGATTTATTTCCATATTCAAAATTAAGATATAATAATTTAGGTTATTCTGCTTTTAGTTTTACAGATATGGGCATTTTATTGAAATCTAATACTACTACAGGAAGTAGTGTTTCACATACTAACTATAACGGCCAAACTAAAGAAAACAAAACACAAGAAATTAACTTTGAAAGAAATAAAATAAGTTCTTCTTCAATTACTGCAAATAATACATTTAGATTTGGGATAGTTAGATTAGTAGAAGCAACTTTTGATTGGCACTTTAATCCTGTTGATGTAGAAAATTTTCAAGAAGATTCTCTTAAATCATTTGATTATCAAAGATATAGAGTTAAAGACTTAGGAAGTGGAACTGATATAATTAATTTATCAGGAACAACCATGACGAATAATACAGGTGTTGCACTCACTTTAGATACAGGAGATGCCTTCTTTAATCAAGAGGATGGCTCTTTGGTTGCAATTTTCGCAGGTTCAAATAATACAACTATAGGAAATGGAAATACTACTAGTATAATTTTACCTGTTGGGAATGGGGAATATAAAGTATATCGTCATAAATATTATGCCAAAAATTCATTTAGATTATATTCTAGTCCAAACACAGGAGTAAATGATTTAGTAAATGATTCTTATATAACTGATATACATTTGTCTAGGGTTTTGGTTGCAAGAACACCTGTTTATACTGCTGATGGTAAATTTAAATTGGCAGCAACCATAAAACATGGTACAGGTGATTATAGAATTCCTTCTGTTTATCTTCCTTTAATTTCCGAAAATCGTGGGACTAATTCAACTTTTAGTAATGAACCCACAACATCTGCTTTTCATATAGATGATAATTGGACTCAAGATACGAATATTAGTAATAATACATATAGACATATGCACATGAGTAGGGTTTTGGCTGCACACACAAGTAATAATTTTAATGCAAATAACAAAGATTTTTCAGATAGTTTTGGTCTTCCTGTAAATTCAAGTGTTTATGCAAATTGTGGTGCTATTTTTACAGACTTCAGGTCATTAACGAATAATAGTAGTACAATAATTTCTGATGTAGTTACTAGTTGCCCGTTGGTTGCTAATAACTCAACTAGTGATGACCCCTATGCTGATATTTCAGATGATTATACTACACACCAACATTCTCCTACTTTAGTTACATTTAATTATAGCGGGCAAGTCATTGAATACGCAATTGAAGGAATAACATCAGAAAAAGTATTCTTACAAGATAAAGAAGGGGCTTCAATAGATTTCTTAACAGATGGAGATTATAATGAACATATTTCAGTTGCTCCTGCTGAGGCTGATGTTGGTGAATTATATTCAGCAAATATGTTTTTGAAACCCAAATTTGACTTTAGTTCAGGTGATATTAGTATTAATGGTAGTACAATAACAATTAATTTAGGAACTGCTACAAATAATAATCATACATGGATGGAGTATATGCCCGATTTAACAGGATATTATTTAGTGTCTGAAAGAGGTATTGAAAGTGTGGAAGATATTTATCCGAGTATAGCAAATAATCCAATAAAAGATGTTAAACTAGATATTTCTAGCGTTCCAGAAATTCATCCAAGATTAATGCTAAAGGTTATTTCTCATACTAAAACCGCTCCTAACACTTCTACATCAACACCATCAACTCATACATTAACATTTGATAAAAATATTAGTAATCTTTCTTTTGCTTTTCAAGTAGCAGCCGATAATCCTTTAGGAAACCCTCCAACATATACTAATTCTAGTAATGCTTTTGGCAATACTTTTAGATTAATGAGGTTAGCAGAAAAAACATTTGATGAAACTGAAAATATAGAACTGAATAAGTTTTTCCACTCTAATATAGGAAATATGAAAAATAAAACTAGAATTAATTTCTCTACGGGAGACACTATTGAAGAAGCAGGGGTTCTTTCTAAATATCAAGAAGGACTATTTTCTATGTATGTTCCTATTTCTATTGATGCAATAGACAAAGATGCAGAATCAGATGGATATTTGGAACGAAGAATAATAACAGAATCTACATCTTTATTTACTAATCAAACAAAATCTATGTTTGTTACAGATGGAAACATTAAACAAAATAAAATGATAGAAATTACAAAATCAACTATTGGCACAACTGATAATGTAAAATTAACTTTTGATGGAAAAATGAATGGTAATGGAGTAGTTTCTTTTGGTGAGATTTTTACAATTAATTTACCTAATTCACCTAAACTAAACAATATTGAAAGTTGTTATATCGGTACAACCTTTTCAATAGGCGAACAAACTGAAAACTATATTGAAAAAATAAGTAGAAATCAAAATTTAGATTTCAACTACATTGATAGTTCTACAACATATACAGGTAATATTGTAAGTAGTGTTAGTAGCAATACAATCACTTGTTCTGCTAATGTTACAGGTATTTCTGTAGGAGATGTTCTTTATACAAACGATGGATATCTATTAGGTGAAGTATCTTCAATATCTAGTGCGAACATTGTTTTAAGCGAATTGTTTTACACTCCTGCTCAATATGATGAAATTAAAATATTCAACAAAAAAACGTATATTTCTACTGATGACTTTGTGAATACAAGTGCATTTGATATTGTAAAAAATCTATCTGCGAGAAAAGGCATGGACTATAAAATACAAAATAATTCTGTTTTATTAAGAAATTTACAAGATGTTGATAGGCTTAGAAAAATAAATATCAACCATAAAAAACATGATTTAATTTCAGTAAATTCAGATGAATCGTTGTTCGATTATGCTAACAAAGTTGTGGTTGTCGGTAATGGAGTTAGAACAAGTGTTTCAAATCCCGTAACTGATTCATGGATGGAAGGAAATCTCAAAACAGTAACTCATATTGATTCTAGCATTAGAACAATTACGGAAGCAAAGGCGAAGGCTCAAAATTTATTAGATTTATATTCTGATACATCTATTAGAAAAATAACATTACGAGTTAATAGAACAGGATTAGAAATGTTAGAAGCAGGAGATATTGTTAGTTTAGATTTTGCACAAAGAGGAATTCCAAAAGGAGATTACATAATTTTTGAAATAAGTAATTTACTTTCAGGTGTTTTAGAATTAAAAGTTGGAACATATAATAAAACAATAGCAGAAAGATTAACTGAATTGAATATCCAACAAAGAACTACTAATTCTTCTGTCCTTAGTCAGAATGCTATTGTAGAAGATTCTGCATTAGTGTTGCGTGATTTTCTTAGACTTAGTGTGGCTTCGATTGAATATACAATCACCGGAACTGCGCCTACGGCAAACATGGGATTCGATGATACACTAGGATTTGGAGAAGTAGTAGGATTTGAAACATCAACAGGACAAGAATTGGCGGATTATTATGCGGAGGATAATTTATGATTGTGAATAGTGGTGGAAATGAACTAGCAGACCATATTGCTGCTAATTATAGAAAAGTGAAAATTGGAGATGGTGCAGATACAACATCAGCAGGACAAACAAATCTAGACCATACTGTAGCAACTGCAACTGTAACTCCTGATGTAGTCGGTTCTACACTTGTTTATGAAGCAACTTTTAGTGGTTCATCTATTCCTTCTTCGGGTGTTTCTGAATTAGGAATTTTTCATACAACTAACGATACGTTATTGAGTCGAGTTACTTTCACAAATACGGGAGTAGTAGCGGCAAGCGACTCAATAACATTTACAATTAGAATTCAAGTTGGGGTAGGTGCGTAAAAATGGTAACTAATACAGGTTTTATTTCTACATTAGCACAAAACCCTACTACTGAACTAACTGATAACTCGGACAATATACATAGTGGTCTAATTAAAACTCTTAATGCTTCAATGGGAGAAAATAGAGCAATAAGCGGATTCAATATTACACAAGGAACATCAGGTGGATATACTTCGTATGTTGTTACATCAGGACAAATACTTAGAAATGGAAAGTTAGAAGATGTAAGTAATGCTACTTTAACAAACAGTTCTACTGCAAATGCAGGATATGATTGGTATGGTTTGATTGTTGTTTGTGATGGCACAGAAAGTGGTGAAACGGCTAATACATTGAAATGGCGACAAGGTGCAGTAACAGGTAAAACAACAAGTAACGCTGCTACTGTTGCTGAATTAAAGGGTGGAGATATACCAATTGCAATGATAAAATATGCTTCGGGTTCTGCTAACAATTTATCAGATTCAACTACACCAAGACCAATACAGTATCTAACATACAGTCAAACAAAAAGAGAATTGAGTATTGGTGAAGATACAGGTTCAGATGGCGATATGGATGAAAAACTCCGTATTGCTAGTGATGGTAAAATATACAAAAATGGGAGTTCATATTCTTTTGATTTTCCAACAATATCTGCAAACAAAATAATTGCTACTACTGATGATATTGATAGTATTACACATGAAAATCTTGAAGATGGTGCGGTTAGAACTGCAAAAATAGCAGATGCACCTAATGGAGTATCTACTGCAAAAATAAATAATTCCGCAATTACTACGGCAAAAATAGCAGATGACGCAGTTACAAATGCAAAGATAGGTGCAGGTGCAGTAGGCACAACTGAAATTGCAAACGATGGAGTAACCTATGCTAAAATGCAAAATGTTGCAAACGCAAATAGAGTTTTAGGTAGCACTAGTGCAGGTGGAATAGTATCAGAAGTAGAAGTTCAAACTGCTATGATTGCAGATAACGCAGTTACAGTTGGTAAAATAAGCGGTTTAACTGATTTAGGTAGTGGAGAAGTTATTTCTTCTGCCGAAAGAACTAAACTTTCAGGTATTGAAACATCAGCAGATGTTACTGATTCAACAAATGTTCTTTCTGCTCTTAACGCTGATTTAGGCGGCGATTTTACAATAGGGACACAATCAGATGATACTGCTACATTTGGTGGTAATGTAACAGTTCAAGGTAATTTGTTAATAAGTGGAACTACAACTACAATCAATACTACAACTTTAGATGTAGCAGATAACAATATTACATTAAATAGCGATTTAGGTTCAGGTGTTTCTCCAACACAAAATGCAGGAATTACGATTAATAGAGGAAGTGGAACAGATAAAACACTAATTTGGAATGAAACTTCTGATAAATGGTCTATAGGTTCAGAAACATTTGTTGCCGGAACAGTAGAGGCTGCTTTAACAGGAAATGCAACTACCGCTACCGCTTTAGCAACTGCTAGAAATGTTAGCATTAGTGGTGATGTAACTGCAAGTGCAGTATCTTTTGATGGTTCAGGAAATGTAGCGTTATCAGCCACAATAGATTCAGATGCAGTAACAACTGCTAAAATTTTAGATGCTAATGTAACAACTGCTAAGATTGCTAATGATGCTATTACAGGAGCAAAAATTGCTGATGATTCAATTGATTCAGAACATATTGCTGCTGATTCTATTGATGCAGAACATTATGCAGCAGGTTCAGTTGATACTACTGCATTAGGAGCAGATGCAGTTACTAGTGCTAAAATTTCTGATGATGCTATTGGCTCAGAACATATTGCAGATGGAGCAGTATTAAATGCACATTTAGCAGGTTCAATTAGTCAATCTAAAGTTACAAATTTAGTATCTAATTTAGCAGCAAAACAGGCCACATTAACATTCTCTACAGGATTAACTAATTCATCTAATACTGTTTCTGTAGATATTGATAATCTTGATATTGAAAATGGAATAAATAGAAGTGCAGATTATCTAATGTATGATGATGCTACAAACGGTTTGAGAAAAATAAACTTAGACAATATATTTACTAAGATTACAGGTAGTGATATTCCATCATTAAATGCTAGTAAAATAACCGGAGGAACTTTCGGTGCTGCTAGAATTCCTAACTTAGATACAAGTAAAATAACAACAGGCACTTTTGCTACTGCAAGAATCGCTGATGACGCAATTACCTTTGATAAGATAGCGAATGTTGCTAGTGGGGTTATTTTAGGTAGAGATACATCAGGAACGGGTTCAATAGAGGCTCTTAGTGCATCAGAAGTTAGAGCAGTAATAGGTGTAGACGCATCAGGAACAGATAACTCTACAGATGTAACATTAGCAACAGTATCAGATAATTATCTTTCTATTAGTAACCAAACAATAACTGCGGGAACAGTTCCACTTTCATTAGGTGGAACAGGTGCTACTTCTGCTGCTGCGGCTAGAACTGCATTAGGAGTAGATGCAGCCGGAACTGATAACTCGACTAATGTTAGTTTATCAGGTAGTTATGATTATCTTTCTTTAACTAACCAAACAATAACATTGAATCAAATAGATTACAATACAGATATAGTGAATAGACCTACTATTCCCAACACTCCTGCAATATATGATAATTCAGGTAGCCCTGCTCTACATACAGGAATAACTGCTGCCGAAGTTAGAACATTATTAGGTGTAGATTCTGCCGGAGCAGATAATTCTACTGATGTTACTTTAACAGGTAAAGATTATCTCACTATAAGTGGTCAAGCAATTACTGTTGGGGAAGTAGATATTTCTGATGATACTAACTTAGTAGCAGGAACTAATATTTCATTATCAGGAGATACGCTAAATGTAGATACTGATTTGGCTAATTACAGTAACACAAACTCAGGATTCCTTACTGCTCACCCTGTAATATCAGGTGCGGCTAGTAGTAGTGATAATAGCGGTAGAACATATATCCAAGATATTACATTAGACAGTAACGGACACGTTACAGGAATAACAACTGCTACTGAAACAGTTACAGACACTACATACTCAGTTGGTGATGGTGGATTAACTGAAATAAATTATACTAGTGCTAAAGATGCTAAACTTACAGGAATTTCTGCAAATGCTAACAACTATGCTTTACCAACTGCAACTTCATCTGCATTAGGTGGAGTTAAAATAGGAAGTAGAATCACAATAACAGATGGAGTTATTTCTGCGGATTCTCAAACAGATGTGAATTTTACTTCTGCATTGAATACCAAATTATCAGGTATAGCCACAGGTGCTACTGTTGGTGCTGATTGGAATAGCAATGTAAGTAATATTTCTGTTACAAATGCACAGTTAGCGGGTAGTATTGCTAACTCAAAATTAGCAAATTCTTCTGTAACAATAAATGGAGATTCATTAGCATTAGGTGGTACTTTAACACTAGATACCGGAGATATTTCAGAAGGTTCTAATTTATACCATACAACAGGTAGAGTAAATGCCGCAGTTAATTCATTGTTACAGGCCGGAGAAGGCATTGATTTAGATTATAATGGTGGAGCAGGAACATTAACAATATCAGGTGAAAGTGCAAGTTATACAAATAAAGGTTTAGCGTCATTTTCTTCTTCGCATTTCATTGTTGCTTCCGGTGCAGTTTCATTAACTAATGCAATAAACTCAAAATTAGCATTACTAGATAATGTAACTAGTGATATACAAACTCAATTGAATGCAAAACAAAGTAGTGGTTCGTATCTTACTTCGGTTGCAGTAGCAGATTTATCAGATATTAATAGTTTAGATACCAATCTGACTTCAACTAGTGCTTCACATGATACTTTAGCGTCTGCTTTATCTGTAAAACAATATGTAGATTCTGAAATTAATGCTTTGAATATACCTGATAGTTTCCTTACTAGTGTAGCACTAGCAGATTTAACAGATATTAATGGTATTGAAACTAACTTTAGTTCTATTAATAGTGGCCATAGTTATGTTGCATCTGCTACCGCTATCAAAACTTATGTTGATGATAGCATTAGTGAGGCTAGAAGTGCAGATTATACAATATCAGCAGTTGATGGGAGTGGAACTGAAAACGAAATTATTCGGCTAACCGGAACTGATAATTCAAATTCAGAAGTTATTATGGAAGCAGGAGCAGGAATGTCTGTTACTAGAATTGGTAGTAGAATCATATATTCTTCTGATGTATCAGGAGCAGTAACTTCTGTAGGTATGTCTGTTCCAACAGGTTTTGCTATTAGTGGTAGTCCTATTACTTCAAGTGGGACATTAGCATTAACTTATGATTCAGGATATGTAGGGTTTACTACTACGGAACAAAGTAAATTATCAGGTATTGAAACTAGTGCTGATGTTACAGATGCAACAAATGTAGCAGCAGCCGGAGCGATAATGGATTCAGATTTCACTACAAATGGTCTGATGAAAAGAACAGGAGCAGGAACTTATACTGTTGATACAAGCACTTATGCTACAGAAACTTATGTTAATACTCAAGTTAGTGGTCTTGTTGATTCTGCTCCTGCTGCTTTAGATACACTAAATGAATTGGCTGCGGCTTTAGGAGATGACGCTAATTTCTCAACAACAATGACTACTGCATTAGGTAATAGAGTAAGAGTTGATACTGCTTCTCAAGGCTTAACTGCTACACAAAAATCTAATGCTAGAACTAATATTGGTGTAGACCCTGCCGGAACAGACAATTCTACAAACGTAACACTAAACACTTCAAGTTATGATTATTTGAGTTTATCCGGCCAAGCAATAACTCTTGGTCAAATAGATATTAGTGATGATACTAATTTAGCAGCAGGTTCAGGAATAACACTTACAGGCGATACATTAAGTCTAACTAACAATTCTGTAACTATTAATTCAAATTCAGTCGCATTAGGTGGAAGTGTAACATTAGATACAGATGATATTGGTGAAGGTAGTAATCAATACTTTACAAATGAAAGAGTAGATGATAGAGTAAATGCTCTATTAACTGCGGGTTCTAATGTTTCATTAACTTACAATGATAGTGCAAATACACTTACAATTGCTTCTACTGATACTAATACTCAACTTTCTACAGAACAGGTACAGGATATTGTAGGTGCTATGTTTGCATCTAATACTGAAACTAGAATTAGCGCAACATATCAAGATGGAGACGGAACGATAGATTTAGTTGTAGATGATATGACGGCTAATACACAACTATCACAAGAAGAAATTGAAGATTATGTTGGTGGATTAATTGCAGCAGGAACAGGTATATCAGTAAATTATGATGATGCAGGTGGTTCTCTAACAATAACAAACTCAAGTCCCGACCAAACTGTTGCTTTAACTGCGGGTTCTAATGTTAGTGTTAGCGGTACTTATCCAAACTTTACAATTGCTTCAACAGACACTAACACTCAATTAACTACAGAACAAGTTCAAGATATAATTGGTGGAATGGTTAGTGGAAATACTGAAACTAATATCGCAGTTACATATGATGATACAAATGGTAAATTAGATTTCGTATCTACCGATACTAACACACAACTAACTTTACTTGATGAAGATAATTTTTCATCCAATAGTGCTACTGCGGCAGCAAGCCAACAGTCCATTAAAGCATATGTAGATGCAGAAGTTTCAGGGTTAGTAGATTCTGCTCCTTCTGCATTAAACACGTTGAATGAATTAGCAGCAGCATTAGGAGATGATGCAAATTACGCTACTACAACTTCAACGGCATTAGGAAATAGACTTCGTGTTGATACCGCATCACAAGGTTTGACCTCAACACAACAAAGCAATGCTCTTACAAATTTAGGAATAACTGCTACTTTGGCGGAAATCAACATATTAGATGATGGATTATCTGCTTCTGATATTCCTAATTTGGCTACAAGTAAAATCACATCAGGAACATTTGCTGATGCTAGAATAGCGCAATCAAACGTAACTCAACATCAGGCTGCTCTTTCAATAACTGAATCACAAATTAGCGATTTACAATTAAAATTATTACCGGAAGTATTGTTTAATGATACTAATTTTGCTAGTAGTTTGCTAATACAAACTCAAGTTACTAATGCTGCTCCGATTACAGGAACATTAAGTAACGCATCTTACAATATAGGGTTGGGTCATTATGTATTTTCTTCACTAACCGAAGGAACATTAAACGTTGCAATAGGAAGTGAAGCAGGAAGAAACTTAACAACTTCTTCTAGAAATATATTGATTGGTGGAGAAGCAGGACATGATATTACTACAGGCGGTTATAACGTAGTAGTAGGTGATTTAACAGGAGATAAAATTACTACAGGAGAACAAAATACACTAATTGGTGCTAATAGCGGTAGAAACATTACTACTACATTCTATAATAGTGGTTTAGGTTATAGTTCGTTACTTAATACAAGTGGAACAGGAAATGTGGGTGTAGGATATGAAGCAATTCGTGGTTCTTCACATTCCGGTTCATACAACGTAGGTATAGGTTATACTTCGTTACGTAATTCAACAGGTGGTTCTGATAGGAACGTAGGTATAGGTTATCAATCTCTATATAATGTTGAAGGAGATTATAACTATGCTATTGGAAATGCAAGTGGTACAGGAATAACAACGGGTAGTAGTAACATCAGCATAGGTAGTAATTCTTTAGGGGGAACAAACACAGTTGTTACAGGCGCAAATAATATTGCAATAGGTAATAATGCTTTTAGTACAGGCGGTACTCTTTCAGGTGGATTAAATGTTGGAGTTGGTTATCAAACAGGTAGTTCATTAACAACAGGTCAAGGAAATTTATTGTTAGGTTATTTAGCAGGAGATAATATTACAACAGGTAGTGAAAACGTAGTAATAGGTCGAGCAGATGTTCCTTCTGCTACAGGAAATCACCAATTATCAATTTCTGATAACGGCAATGGTTCAGTAGTTTGGATAACGGGAGATTCTTCGGGACACGTTTCATTAGGAAATTATGAATTTAACGCTGACCAAACAGTAGGTTCAAGTCAAGATAATTATGTTTTAACTTATGATAACTCAACAGGCCAAATTAGTTTAGAAGCAGCAGTTGATACTAATACACAATTAACAACTGAACAGGTTGAAGATATAGTAGGTGCAATGGTTAGCGGCAATACAGAAACAAATATTACTGTAACTTATGATGATACAAATGGAAAATTAGATTTTAGTGCATCAGGAACAAGTTATTCTGCTGCTAGTGGTGGCGGTCTTTCATTAAGCGGAACTGCATTCAGTATTGATGACCCAATTAATCTAGGCCAATTAACAGAATCAACAGATGCTACTGATGATAAAATATTGCTTTGGGATGAGTCGGCATCGTCATGGAAATATATGACCTTAGATGATTTACAAGATTCGATAGATACATCAGCAACAGGTGGATTATCTGATGTTGTTCAAGACACTACCCCACAGTTAGGGGGTGATTTAGATGTTAATGGTAATGCTATCATTTCAACTTCAAATGCTGCAATAGACATTACTCCAAATGGAGAGGGCGATATTCAACTTAACGCTGACAACATTAGAATTGGTGATTCAAACGCAGATGTAACTATTACTCCTAATTTCAGTAAAGGAACTAAAATTGAAATGCAGACAGATGGTGATTTGTTAGTTAATGCAGATACATCAAGTGGTAATCTGTATATGAATGCTTATGATTTGGTATCAATACAAAGCAACTATCTCCGTATTGGTAAGAATAACGCCGATATGAAAATCACCACATTAGGAACAGGCGATTTAACCCTTGATACGAATAACGGCACTAATTCGGGTTCAATAAGAATTCGTGATGGTGCTGATGGAGATATAGACATAAACACAAATAACAATGGTGCAGTAAGAATAAATTATGATACAACAAACAATAATGATTCTCTTATGGTTAGTGCTGCTAATAATGAACTCCCCGCATCATTTACAAGGCAATCCACTCCAACAAGTAGTGTTGGAACAACTGCTTATTTCATAAATGGCCTTAGTAGTGGCACAAGAACTACGGGATTCGGCTCACAAATAGAGTTTAGAATAGGGGAATACAACTACTCAGGGCTTGAAGCCGGTCGTGTCGGGGCTAAAATGCAAGATACGGGCGATTCTAATTTTGATATGTTTATCACCCCAATGGGAACGGGTAATGTAATATTGGGTAATTTTACTCTTGATGCAGACCAAAGTATAGGTTCGGGTCAAGATAACTATGTAATGACTTACGACCATTCAGCAGGGACTATTGGTTTAGAAGAAGCAGCATCTACTACTTACTCGGCAGGGACAGGATTAGATTTAAGCGGAACTACATTTAGTGTTGATGTGTCCGACTTTATGACTAACGGTGCTAACAATAGATTAGTTACTGCTACCGGAACAGACGGAATGAATTCAGAAGCAAACTTAACATTCGATGGTTCAACTCTAACTGTAACAGGTCATGTAGCAGCAACTACGAAATCTTTCGTTATTCCACACCCAACAAAAGAGGGAATGACTTTACATCACGGTTCTTTGGAAGGGCCGGAACACGCAGTTTATTGTAGAGGTAGATTGAAGGATGATAACATAATTCAATTACCTGAGTATTGGAAAGGATTAGTAGATGAAGATAGTATTACTGTTCAATTAACACCACATGGAGATTTCCAAATGTTATACGTAGAAAAGATTGAAAACAATGAAATCTACGTTCTTAATGAAGCCGATGAAGGTATTGATTGCTTCTACATAGTTCATGGAGAAAGAAAAGATATTGGTAAATTGGAGGTTGAATACTGATGGCTAACTCGGACAAAGACATTAAAATTACACCAAATACAGGTAGTGCAAATCTACCTAAGATTGAATTTACAGGTGCAGATAACGCCACTAAAACAATGAGTATAGCGGATTCAGGTGCTATATCTTTTGATGGTGATTTAACTGTAACAGGTAATTTTACTGTTAGTGGTACATCAACAAGTGTAGATACTGAAACTGTAACAATAGATGATAACATTATTGTGTTGAATAATAATGAAACAGGAACTCCTTCTGAAAATGCAGGTATAGAAGTTGAAAGAGGAACTTCTGCTAATGCACTTATTCGATGGAATGAAACTACAGATAGATGGGAATTCACTAACAATGGAACTAATTATTATAATATTCCATTGTCTACTGAATATACAAATAACAACGCAGCAACCACATTTACTTTAACAGGAGATTCAGGGACAAACCAAACTATTGCTCATGGTAACACATTAGATATAGCAGGTGGAACAGGAATAGATACAGTAGTTGGTGCTACTGATACAGTAACAGTTGCTATTGATTCAACAGTTGCAACTTTAACAGGTTCACAAACTCTCACAAATAAATCTTTAACTTCACCATCAATAACAGGAACAACATCAACCACAGGCGATTTAGATATTTCTTCTTTGTATGGGCGTCTTAATTTCAAAAAGGATAGTAATGGAAACGTAAATAATGATGCTATCTATTTCATTAACGGTTCAGACCAATATGCAGGGGGAATAAAGTATTTTCATAGCACAAATCAACTAAGGTTTCAGGCTAATCAAGCCGACCAATTATACATTCAAGATGGTGCAATTTATCCGCCTGTTGATAACGATGTGGATTTAGGAACTTCTTCTCTTAAGTTCAAAGATTCATTCTTTGGATTGGTTGATGCTGAAAACTTCAAAATAAACGGTGGTCAAGGTTCTGATGGTCAAGTTCTAACATCAACAGGAAGTGGTGTTGCTTGGGAAAATGCAGCAGGTGGTGGTGATTCTTGGGGAGATACAGTAGATGCTCATATTATTCCTGATACTGATAATGCCTATGATTTAGGTTCTTCTACTGCTGAATTCAGAAATGGTTATTTTGATGGTACGCTTTATGCTGATGACTTAATGATGGGTGGAAATATAACTGCGGCTAATACTTCAATGAGAATTACGGCAGGTGGTAGTCAAGAAAGTAGAGCGCATATTTTATTGCCTAACAATGAAACGTATATGCGAATATATGGTTCTTCTACTTCTAATACTGATATTATTTTAGATACTAGATATACTTCGGGAACAGGAGAAATTCAATTCAAAACTAAAGGCTCAACAAGATTCGCAGTTGGCGCAGATGGAGAATTCCTTATCGGTACAAGTGAATCATCAGGTTCTTCCGGTCAAGTATTAACTTCCGGTGGTTCGGGTGCTGCACCTTCATGGACTAGTGTTAGTGGTGGTGCTTCTGATTTAGATGGACTATCAGATGCTAAGAAAGGTGGAACTAATTTTTCTAATAGCATAATTCTTGGTCATCAAACTACAGGAACTCTTAGTTCAGCCAATCACAATACCGCAATAGGCGACACTTCTATGAATGCAATTACAAGCGGGGCTTACAACGTATTTGTTGGTTCTAAAGCAGGTTCAGGATTAACATCAGGTTCTTCCAATGTTGGTATTGGATATACTGCTCTTAATGCAACAATAACCGGAGATAAGAATATAGGGATAGGTGAATATTCAGGTGCTTTACTGACTGATGGCGACCATAACATCTTCATGGGCCGAAGTGCAGGTTATAGCAATACAACAGGTAATCGAAATATTGCTATTGGAAATCAAGCGTATGATGCCGCAGACACAGAAAGCGATAACATAGCAATTGGTTACGATGCTTTAGGAGGTTCTATTGCAGGTGGAGAAGAAAACCTAGCAATTGGAAATTATGCCGGAGATGCAATAACAAGCGGAGATGGAAATGTAGTATTGGGTCATAGGGCAGGTTCGGGAATAACTACAGGTGCTAAGAATACATATCTTGGTTGGGAAGCGGGCGAAACCACTTCAACTGCATGGGAAAATGTAGGTATAGGTGATTTAGCATTAAACGCTAATACAACAGGTGGTGGAAATGTAGCCGTAGGTCATCAAGCACTAAGATATACAACAACAGGATATGTAAATGTGGGTGTTGGTCAAGATGCGGGTATGGCTATTACCACAGGTCAAAGAAATACAGGTGTCGGTGGAAACTCTTTAAGAGCCGTTACTGAAGGCCATTACAACATAGGATTAGGACAATATGCGGGAGATAATATTACTACCGGAACAGGAAATGTTGTAATCGGAAGGGCCGATGTACCAAGTGCAACAGGCAACAGGCAACTATCAATAAGTGCAGGTGATATTGACTCAGTAGTTTGGATTACCGGAGATTCTTCCGGTCATGTATCTCTTGGTAACTTTGAGTTTGATACAGACCAAACTGTAGGTTCAGGACAGGATAATTATGTTCTAACTTACGACCATTCAGACGGGCAGATTTCTTTAGAAGCCGCAGGTGGTGGTGGTGCTTCTGCTATTGGTAGTTTAGATGATGTTCTAATGGATGCTACTAACTTTACTAACGGATTCTTACTTCAATTAAATAGTGATGGTTCAGCACCAACAACAGGAACTCTAAATAGTGCAACAGGAAATATCGGTCTTGGAGAAGAT